CGTAAAACTTACGTACCGTATTGCAAACGCAACGGTACTACCTCCGTGAGGAGGCCTTGCAATTCTCCGGAGATGTCCATTCCGGAGAGGATGACGTAGCCACCTTCTTTCTTTAAGGATTCAAAACTTCTCGTTGGTCTCGTGTTCCTTGGCAGCCAAAAGCTGTCATGGTTTTCACGAAGACTTGCGTCCTTTCGGTCTTTCCAGTAATGGAAAGCATCGATTTTCTCGTTACCATCTAATATAACAGAACTCAAATAGTTAAAAACTATTGTGTTGTTTTTGTTTATTCGTAGTACGCTTCTACATCCAGAAAAGAATGGTAGAAGGCGAGAGTGGTCGCTAAAGAATTTGATCCCTGCATCGTCAGGAAAGTGGTCCGGCACAATTTCAATTTCCTTGAAGTGTGCCGAAATCTCAGACGCAATGTACTGTATAGACTTGGAGTAATACGCATAATGAAAGTCGCCGACATTGGATATCAATGCCTTTGTAACGATATTCCATTGCGTATATAGCCACGCTTTGAGTACACTGCTTTTCTGTGACCTAGGGGCTTTAAAATAAATGCCCCGGACGTTACGAACGGCGAAATAATCGCCGCCGCATGACTCTCTAAATTGCTGTTCGTCCATATAAGACTTATCATGATTCACGATAAATCCGATGGCCTCACAGGTATCAACGAAAGCTGATACTACTGATGTTGGAACTATGCAATCGTCACCAAAAACCGTACTTTTATAGCTTAATCCTTCGCATAACGCGTCGGGGCCATATTTAACGTGTTCTAAAGTTTCGCAAGCAAGTGCAATACAGTAAAATACTAGAGTTTCGAGTGGAAAAGTCGTAGCATTACCCATAGTCGCAATTGAGGCAAGATCAACAATTTCATCGTCGATCAAAACCTTATCACAACGGATTGCGTCTACAACATAAAACCAATCAGGAGGTAAAAGATACTTTAATAACCGGATCCCAACACAATCGCTAGCAGACGAAAAGTCTATTGTCGCCTTGTGAGTAAGAACGGAACTAATGTAAGCTTCAAACCTATGACGGTCTTGTTGACACTCGATGTCAACACCAAAAACTGCTAATTTTTCAGATATATAACGGCCGAGACCTTGCTGTAAAAACATATTTACAGTTGGCTCGACGGCTATAGTCCGATCGATAGCATCATTCTTGGGTACAGTCGTCATCCTTG